TGGCTTGGAAGAATGGTTTAAAAACTTTATACTATTGTCGTTCAGAAAAGATTGGCAAAGCAGATAAAGTTGCAAAAAAGATAGAAAGAGAAGCAATAAAAGAACTAAGTATGAAAGAACTTGCTGCTGGAAAAACAAGAACACAAGCAATAGTTTATGGTACACAAACATGTCCATATTGTACTAAAGCTAAAAGCGAGTTATCATTGAGAGGTATGAATTTTGATTTTGTAGATTTAGATGAACTTGGAAAAACTGCTGCAGATGTAACTGGCAGACCAGTAAGAACAGTACCACAAATTTATATTGAAGGTCAATATGTTGGTGGTTATCAAGAGATGATGGAATATTTTAATCGTTCAACAGAAGATGATGATGAATGTACAGCTTGTGAAGGATAATTATGAAAGTAGGATTTACGTGTAGTACCTTTGATTTATTGCATGCTGGTCATGTACAAATGTTAAGAGAAGCAAAATCAGTATGTGATTATTTGATAGTAGGTTTACAAATAGATCCAACAATAGATCGAGATGAAAAAAATAAACCAATTCAAACTATCGTAGAAAGATATATACAACTACAGTCTGTTAAGTATGTTGATGAATTGATTACTTATTCGACCGAAAAAGATCTTGAAGATATACTTGCAATGTATAAACTTGATATCAGAATAATGGGTGTTGAATATAGAAATAAAGATTTTACAGGAAAAGATCTTTGTAGAAAAAGAGGCATACAACTTTATTTCAATCAAAGAGATCATAGATTTTCAACATCTGATCTCCGTGCGAGAGTAAAAGATAATGGATAGATATGTTTTTGATGTGGATGGAACATTAACACCAAGTAGACAAAAAATAATACCTTCAATGGAAAAAGTTTTTTTAGAATTCATTGATGAGTTTAAAGTGTATTTGGTTACAGGTAGTGATTATGTTAAAACTGTCGAACAACTTGGAACAAAAATAGTTGAAAAAGTTGAAAAGGTATATAATTGTTCCGGTAGTGATGTTTGGCAAAATGGAAAAAACATTAAAAGAAGTAATTGGAAAATACCTCTTGAGATAAACATATGGTTAGATGATATCTTATTAGCTAGTAAATATCCAGTTAGAACAGGTAATCATTTTGAAGAAAGAACTGGATTAGTTAATTTTAGTATTGTTGGTAGAAATGCTAATATGGAACAAAGAAAAGATTATGCAAAGTATGATAAAGAAACAGGTGAGAGAGACGAAATAGTTAGACAGTTTAATAATATTTTTTTTAATGTTGTGGCAAGTGCAGGTGGTGAAACAGGTATAGACATTCATCCTAAAGGTAAAGACAAATCTCAAATAATAGAAGATTTCAAACCTAATGATACTATACATTTTTTTGGTGATAGAATGGATAAAGATGGAAATGATTATTCATTATCATTGAAGGCAAGTAAAAATTATCCTGTGAAATCTTGGGAGGAAACATACAAAATTGTATACGACATCTTACTGTCTGGAAGTAGTAAAAGTTAAATCAAGTTATTTTGTCATGGGATACGTGTCAGTATTAGGTGGTCCTTATGATACAGAACAACAAGCAAAAAATAGAATAGGATATTTAGAAAAAAAATGGCATATTCAGACAAAGTCTTAGATCACTACGAGAATCCAAGGAACGTTGGATCTTTAGATAAAAATGATGACACCGTTGGAACTGGAATGGTTGGAGCTCCAGCTTGCGGTGATGTAATGAAGTTGCAAATTAAAGTAGATGATGGTATTATAACTGATGCTAAATTTAAAACTTATGGTTGTGGGAGTGCAATAGCAAGTAGTAGTTTAGTTACTGAATTGGTTAAAGGAATGAATATAGACGAAGCTGGTAAAATACAAAATACCGCTATCGCTAAAGAGCTTTCTTTACCACCAGTTAAGATTCATTGTTCAATTTTAGCAGAAGACGCTATAAAAGCTGCTATTGAAGATTTTAAAAATAAAGATAAAAAAATAAAAGTAAACCAAGAGGAACTATAATGTTAAGAGACGATAGACAATATTTTAAACCATTTAATTATCCATGGGCATATGATAAATGGTTGAAGCATGAGCAATCACATTGGCTTCATACAGAAGTACCAATGTTAGAAGATGTAAAGGATTGGAAGAAAAAATTATCTGAAGCAGAAAAAAACTTCTTAACAAATATCTTTAGATTTTTTACACAAGGTGATATTGATGTAGCTGGAGGATATGTACAAAATTATATTCCACATTTTCCACAACCAGAAGTTAGAATGATGTTATTAGGATTTGCAGCAAGAGAAGCATTACACATAGCTGCATATTCTCATTTGATTGAAACATTAGGCATGCCAGAATCAACTTACTCGGAGTTTGCTGAATATGAAGAGATGAGAGATAAGCATGAATACATAATGGGATTATCAGCTAAAAATGGAACAGTAGAATCTACAGCTGCTCATATTGCTGCATTCAGTGCATTTACAGAAGGTATGCAACTCTTTTCATCATTTATTATGTTATTAAACTTTCCAAGGCATGGTAAGATGAAAGGTATGGGTCAGATAGTAACTTGGTCTATTGTAGATGAAACACAACATACAGAAGGTATGATAAAATTATTTAGATCATATGTTGAAGAAAATAATGAGATATGGAATGATAGCTTGAAAGGTAAGATATATTCTATTGCTGAAAAAATGGTTGAATTAGAAGATAAGTTTATTGATTTATCATTTGCAACTGGAGCAATAGAAGGTTTAACAAGTAAAGAAGTTAAAGAATATATTCGTTATATAGCTGATAGAAGACTTATAAGTATGGGAATGAGAGGTATATTTAAACGTAAAGTTAATCCTTTACCTTGGGTAGAAGAAATGATTAATGCTCCTACACATACTAACTTTTTTGAAAATAGAGCAACAGATTATGCAAAAGGTTCTTTATCAGGTGGTTGGGATAAGGTTTGGGGCAAAGCAGCTTAATGAAAAGATGTATTTGTGATGAGTGTGAAGCAGACTTTACAGTGCACTATGAATTGGATGAAGACTTTTACCAAGTATACTTTTGTCCATTTTGTGGTGCACAAATTGATAAAGTTGAGGATATAGAGGAAAGCGGAAACATGGATCCATTTCCTAATGTGGACATATAAAGGAAAAGAATTTAATGAACCGGGTGATTACTACGGGTTTGTTTATATTATTACTAACACTACCAGTGGCAGAAAATACATTGGCAAGAAACTTTTTTGGTCTCTTAAACGAAAAACCGTCAATAAGAAGAAGAAAAAAGTAACAGTTGAATCTGATTGGAAGAAATACTGGAGCTCATCAGAAGAGCTTAAAAAAGATATTAAAGAATTAGGTGAAGATAAGTTCACAAGAGAAATAATTCATTTATGTAAGTCTAAAGGTACTGCAAATTATCTTGAAGCAAAAGAACAATTTTTGCGCACAGTTTTAGAAGACTCTGAACAATGGTATAATGGTATAATTAACGTACGAGTAAACAGAAGTCACTTAAAACTATGACATTTATATTTCTATTATTTGGCTCAGCATTGTTTTTATCTGCTGTAGCCGCATTTTATTCCATTGTTGGATTAGTTTCAATCTTTCCAGCAGCAGAGATACCTATTATAATAATGGGTGTTAGTTTAGAGATATGTAAATTAGTTGCTGCTTCATGGTTGTATAGAAACTGGGAGACAGCTCCTAGATTTTTAAAATATTATTTCAGCTCAGCTGTTATTATACTTTCATTTATTACATCTATGGGTATATTTGGTTTCTTATCAAAAGCTCATATCGAACAAACAACTGTATCAGGTGATAATACACTTCAGATACAACTTATAGATAAAAAAATACAAAGAGAACAAAAGCGAATAACTGATGCTGAATTAGTTATATCACAACTTGATCAAGCTGTACAGACTTTAATGAACTACGATAGAGTTCGTGGTCCATCAGGTGCAATTGCAACAAGAGAAAAACAAAAAGGTGAGAGACAAGAACTTAACATTATTATAGATGATGCACAAGTTATAGTTACTGATTTACAACAACAAAAGTTTGTACTTAATAAACAACAAATAGCTTTTGAAGCTGAAGTAGGACCGATTAAATACATTGCTGACTTCATATACGGGGAAGCTGATAAGAAGCTCATAGAGAAGGCTGTAAGAGCTGTGATAGTGATTATAGTGCTTGTATTTGATCCTTTAGCTATAATTTTATTGATAGCTGCTAACAGAGAAGTTAAAGTGTATGGTAAAGGAAAAGGTAGAGGTCGACCTTTAGGTTCTAAAAATACTAAAACAAATAAAACACTTACAATTAATTTAGATGAGTATGATGGTACTAAAGAGGTAGTTGATAAAGCATCAATATCAGAAATACCAAAAGAAGTACTAGATAAAGTATTTAAGAAAAAGAAAAAGTAACATGGACTTTGCTCACACGTTAATATATAATTAAAAAAAATACTATGGATTAAAAATGATTATTATAGATTATTCACAAACGGTTATTTCAAACATAATGGCTGAATTGAATATGACTAAAGAAAAAAAACTTGAAGTTAATTTGATTCGTCATATGGTTTTAAATACAATACGAAGTTATGTAACAAAATTTAAAGAAGAATATGGACCAGATATAGTTATTGCTTGTGATAGTAGAAAGTATTGGAGAAAAGATGTATTTCCAAACTATAAAGCTAACAGAAAGAAAGCAAGACAAGAATCTGGTTTAGATTGGAATTTAATATTTGATACAATTAACTTACTCAAATCAGAAATAAAAGATCACTTACCTTATCAATTAGTTGAAATAGAAGGAGCTGAAGCAGATGATGTTATAGCTTGTTATATTCAATGGATAAAAAGTGAAAATGAAAAAGTATTAATAGTATCAGCCGATCATGACTTTATGCAGTTGCATAAGTTCAATAATGTATATCAGTGGTCTCCTACAAAGAATGGTTTTGTGACTTGTAAGGTTGATCCAAAAGATAAACTATTTGAACATATTATTAAAGGCGATAAAGGTGATGGTGTACCGAATGTTTTAAGTGATGATGATAGTATAGTTGAAGGCAGAAGGCAAAAACCTATACACACTAAAAAGTTAAATGAGTGGAAGTTAGATCATACATGTATGCCACAAGATCCTGGATTTGTTAATAACTTTGAAAGAAATCAAACCTTGATAGATCTTTCTAAAATACCAGATGATATTAAAGATACAATACATTCGACGTTCTTAAATAAAAACTTGCAAGCAGATGATGCTAAAGAAAAAATTAAGAATTATTTTCAACAACATAATTTAAATAACATGCTTGAAGTTATTGAGGAGTTTCAATGAATAGAGGTTTATTACTCTCAGAATTCTTACAAATAGTTAATGATCAGAAAACAGATGAAGAAAGATTTAATCTGTTTAAACATGAAAAAAGTCCTATTGTACCAAGAGTTCTAAGAATGCATTTTCATCCAAATATTACATGGCTATTACCCGAAGGAGAACCTCCTTACAAGAAAGTTAAAGACGAACCTGTAGGTTATCAGAAAACAACTTTAGAAAAGGAATATAGACGTTTATATATCTTTTTTGATCCTAGTCAGAATCTTCCACAAATGAAAAGAGAGTCACTTTTTATTGATATGTTAGAAGGTTTGCATTATACTGAAGCTGAAGTCTTATGTGCAGCAAAGGATAGAAAACTTGATAAAATGTATCCTAATATAAAGGAAGATTTAGTAAGGTTAGCTTTTCCAGATATGTTGCCTCCAAAGGTTGAAGAACCTGTAAAGAAAAAACGAAGTCGTAAAAAAAAAGTTAAGGAGAATGTTTGATGAAATTTTTAAATTATGGGAAGTCAAAGCAAAGCAAAAAACTTGGTATAAATCCTTATTCAAAACGTAAAATATTACCTGCACATTTACAAGGTGATATAAATGCAAAGAAAGCAACACTTGAAGTATCCGGAGTATTTCCTAGAAAAACTAAAAAGATACCTAGCCTCAACTCAGATGACTTTTCGCCGTGTGTTAAGAAAGAAAAAAATCAGTACACCGGTTCGGCTATGCTTGGGGTTAGTACTCTTCATAAGTCTAATCCCGTTCCCGTTTTTAACAATGATGATGCTATTGATCATGCTAACATGAGGAGAAATTAATGTCTTACAAATATACTATTGTGCAAGAAAATACTGCTAATAAAACTAAAATGTCTTATGAATTTGCAGCTCAAGGTGAAGATGATTTAGTTGAAGAACTAAACGTGTTTATGTCTAGTATTGGATTTGCTAATTCAGGATATCTTGCTTTTGTTGAAGATGAAGATATAATAGATGATGTTGATTCAGAATCTGAAAGTATCTACTCCACTTTTAATAGTGATGTTAACCCAGATGTAGAAACTTATAGGAATTTTGAGTTTCCAATATCTTCATATGATGAAGCTGGTCAAGGTCAAGTTGATTATAATTATACATCTGATTACGAACAAACCTATAATGGTTATGATTTGTATAGTAGCAGTCAAGCAACGTTTCCATTTCCAATGGACAGACCTTCACAAGCAACATATAGAGTTGATTCATTTGATACAGCTAATGTTCAGTATTATGGAGCATAAGTATGAGAGAATTTTTCGTGCTAGAGTATAAAAATACTGACAGTCGTGGTAGAGAAAAGAATGCACAATTTGCAGGTATCTTTACAAATTTAGATGAAATAGAAACAGCTAAGGAAAAGTTATTAAGTGAAAATAATAACAAAATAACTTTCCAAGTCTTCAATAACCGTAGTATTTTTTAATAAATAAAATTGTATGCCAACTTACACATTTAAAGATATTAACACAGGTGAGCTTTCAGAACACAAGTTTTCAATGAAAGATCATACCGATTTCAAAAAAAAGAATCCACACTTAGAACAAGTGATAAATTACACACCTTCAATAGGTGATCCAGTACGTCTTGGTATAAAAACCACAGACAATGGATTCAAAGAAGTTTTATCCAAGATACATGAACAATCTGGTTATGGAAGTACTCTTGGGCAAAACTTGTCTCGTGCTAAAACAGGTATTCGTAATGCAATACCAACAGTAGGGCACAAAAAATAGATTATGAATAATGTGATCATTCAATCTAACTCTGAGGAGTATAAATGTCGCGTAAAAAATGTCTACAACCACTTCAACTTCAACAAAATAATATAACTGTTCTTGATAATAAAAAACTTGACAATAAATTAAAGGTAAAGATCGAAGATTTATATGATATCCAACCTTTAACAAAAAACCAAAGTAAATTTTTTAATTTATATGACGAATCAAGTTTTATATTGCTACATGGTGTAGCAGGAACAGGCAAAACATATATTGCTCTTTATAAAGCTATTCAACAAGTACTTTCAAAAGATAATAGATACCATAATGTGATTATTGTAAGGTCTGCAGTACCTTCAAGAGATGTAGGATATCTACCTGGTGATATACATGAAAAAGCTGAAGTTTATGAAAAACCATATCAAGATATATGTGATAGTTTGTTTGCAAGAAAAGATTCATACCAAAGATTGCAAGAACAAAAAAACATTAAGTTTATGATTACATCATATATAAGAGGAATTACAATAGACAATTCAATCATAATAGTTGATGAATGTCAAAATATGACTGATATGGAATTAAATAGCATTATTACTAGAGTTGGGGATAGGTCTAAAATAATATTTTGTGGTGATTTTAGACAAACCGATCTTTATAAAAAATTTGATCAATCAGGTCTCAAGAAGTTTATGTTGATAACGGAATTAATGCAATCAGCAAGAACTATTGAATTTGATAATGATGATATTGTAAGATCTAAATTAGTAAAAGAATACATAGTTGCAAGAAATGTATTCGAAGATATGTATGAGGTAGCGTAATGAAACTAACTAAAAACTTTTCACTTAACGAAATGACGAAGAGCCAAACAGCTCTTCGTCGTGGTATAGATAATGAACCAAATAATGATGAGATAGATAATTTAAGATTGTTATGTGAATATGTGTTACAGCCAGTTAGAGAACACTTTGGTAAACCTGTAAGTATTAATTCTGGCTTTAGGAGTAGTAAGCTCAACAAAGCTATTGGTGGATCAGGAACATCTGATCATTGTAAAGGAATGGCAGCAGATATAGAGATAGCTGGTGTTGATAATAGTGAAATAGCTGAATGGATTAAAGATAATTGTGAATTTCGTCAGTTAATCTTGGAATTTTATACACCAGGTGTTGGTGACTCTGGGTGGGTTCATGTATCATATAATATAGATGACAACAATAAAAAAGTAATGACTGCGTTAAAGGAGGATGGGAGAACAGTCTATAAATTAGGATTAATTGCTTAGTGTTCAACCATATACATCATGAATTTCCCACAATTAAACGATTTACAAACGAGAATGGTAACAGGCTATACAGGACTCCGTCAGGTAAAGCCTATCCATCCGTCACAACGATTACAGGACAACTTGCTAAAAAAGCAATACAAGAATGGCGAGAAAGGATTGGCAAAGAGAAGGCAGCAGCAATTACAGCCAAAGCATCAAAGCAAGGAACAAGAGTACATCACTTATGCGAAGACTACTTATCGAACAAAGAATTCCGTAAGAAAGAGTTTGATCTTGAAATGTGGCAATCAATCAAACCAGAGTTGGATTGCATAGATAATATTCATGGTTTAGAAAGTAAGTTATTTTCAGATCATTTAGAGGTAGCTGGCACAGTTGATTGTGTTGGTGAATATAAAGGTAAACTTTCGGTTATAGATTTTAAAACTTCCTCTAAGTTTAAAACTAAAGAACAAATAAAAAACTATTTTATGCAGACTGCTGCATATGCTGTTGCATTTGAGGAAAGAACAAAAGTGCCCGTATCAAACTTATTAATAATTATGGCAGTTGCTCATGAAGGTTGTGTCGTATTTGAGGAAAAACGTGATACATGGATAGATGAATTCATAGATTTAAGAGAAACCTATCGAGAAAATTACGGTTGTTAATAAAGGAAAAATATGTACGAATATAATTGTAAAATAGTTAAAGTTGTAGATGGTGATACGGTTGATGTTGATATTGACCTTGGCTTTGGAGTATGGATGAGAAATGAAAGAGTACGTCTATATGGTATAGATGCTCCGGAATCCAGAACAAGTGATAAAGAAGAAAAGAAGTATGGTTTAGCTTCTAAGAAATATGTTCAAGATCTCATGCCAGTAGATTCTATCCAAACATTAAGAACTATGAAAGATAAAGCTGGAAAGTTTGGTAGGATATTAGGTGTATTTGTTTTACCAAAATATAGTAATATGAGATTAGATGAAATGATGATAAAAGATCATCACGCTGTTGAATATCATGGACAATCTAAAGAAGAAATAAAAGAACAACATTTAAAAAATAGAGAATATGTAACTATACTTGAAGATGTATTGAATCCTAATTATATAAGATAATGGGGGTGTCTTGGTTTCGACGGGGCAATGTATAGAAAGATGGACGATCCGGTAGGCGACGACCGTAAATCGAGCAACCGAAGTAAACGCAAACGACGATGTCTTTGCCCTAGCGGCTTAAAGCTAGGTGGGGTCTCCAGGTCTTCCTTATTACCCAAAGACCTGGACTAATTTAGGAGAAATATGCGAGATAAAATTTGTCAGATTGTACATACGATTGCAATATCAACAATAGCAACAAGCACTACTTTAATTATGCTACGCACGTATGGTATTTTTTAATATTAGGAGATAATATGTATCAGAAAGTTTGTTTGACAATTAGTGCTTTTTCAGTTACTTGTGTGGCTATCAATACTTCTTTAATTATGCTAC